CCAATAATAAATGCTATTACACTAGATAGTAAAAGTCCTTTATATATACTCGAATACCAGTCTTTCATTTATATTAATATATTATAATAATTTATAATATTTTATATTTCGTTATCTATGTAATTCTTCAATTTTATTTTTTAATTCACAAATTTCATCTTGCATGGACTGAATCTTTGCCAACAATAAAGGTATTGTTTCAATATAATTCACTGTTTTATAACCTAAAACATTTTTTTTTACTAATTCAGGAAAGTTCTCTTCAATGTCTTGAGCTAAAAAACCGTAATGCTTTAACTTTAGATTATCTGATTTAAATGAAAACTCTACGGGTTTTATACTAAAAAAACTATCTTGTTTTTCTTTAGAAATGCACATTATATTTTCCTTTAAAGTCATATCTGACACATTATAAATTGAACCAGTTACATATAAATCATTGTTTATATACAATGGTTTGTTTTTATCTGTTGGTGTTTGAACTGATAATCCGGATGGTAATTTTTTATAAATCCATGTAGCATAACTTCCTGTACCTAAAATAAATTGTTTAACGCCTTGAACGTTATCTGGTTGTCTACCACCATAATTAGCGACAGTTGATACTAAAGACATTTATATATTAAATTATTCTTTTTATTATTTTAATATTTTAATATTTTAATATTTTAATATATAAAATTAATATAATATAATAGTAATATGGCTAATTATAATAAGAGTAGAACTGGTGGTATGACATTTGAAGATAAAAATTCAGCATATTTTAACACAAATTCAAATCATCCTTTAATACAAAGCTCACAAGAATATATTTTATATAAAAAATATGTTTCAATACATTCAGAAGATAGAGATATGATTAAATACCCACATTCTGGAGAATGGGAAATTGAAATGCCTGAGGATTTACTTAATGTTATTACTATAAGATTAGTTGATTGGACATTTCCTGCTAATTATAATACATTTTCTATATTAAACTCAAATATTTGCATGACATTTAAAATTAATAATCCATATAATACTAATATTAATGGAATTACAGACTTACTTGCACAAAAAATATTTGAATTTTTATTTATATATAAAAATAATAAATTCAAAATTTGTATTGAAGAAGGATTTTATAATCCTCAGCAAATGGTAACAGAATTAACAAATAAATTCAATTCTATAGTAACTGTTATGTTGTTAGATTATTTTAAACAACAATCTACTAATCCTGATGTGCTTCCACCTGACCAAGAAGAGTATAAACAAGCTATAGAATTATTAATACAAGCAGGAGGTTATGATAGATTCACAATAGTATATAATAATGTTAGTCAAAAAATATGGTTTGGTAACATTTGTGACCAATTTACATTAACAACTGAAAATGAATTTACTTCAGATACACCATTAGACAATTTACATTGTGTGAATAAAGGACAACTTCCTGATTTTAGTAATTGGGGACTTCCTAGTTATTTAGGGCTTAGTAGATGTAATACTACATCTGTTAATGGTAGTGATTTAACTGATATTACACAATTTACTTTTTATAATGGAATTGTTGTGCCTAGATTTTTTTATGGAGACGTTAATCCAGGTGATAACGGATATTGGCTTTTACCAAATCCTATATTGGTTGGTTCAAATGTAAATTGGGTTGAATGCGCATTTAAGATAAACTTAATGGGTTATTCGCACTTTTATATGGAACTTGCAGGAAATAATTGTATAGATGAGACATCTCCATATAATTTAAGTAAAGCGACATATACAAGTAATGTAACAAATGGTGTAGTTAATTCTTCTTTCGCAAAAATATCCGTTCCAACAACACCTATATCACAATGGTTTGATAGAGATGCGTTGCCATATAAATTTTATTATCCTCCAGCAGAGAGAATGAGAAGACTTAAAATTAAATTTAGATATCATAATGGAGAATTAGTAAATTTTGGTGTATTTAATTATTCATTTGTTCTAGAATTTGCATTACAACTTCCACAAATATTAAGAAATAGTAATACAGTAAACTATCCTTCTGCAATTAAATAAAATTAAATAAAATTAAATAAAATTAAATAAAATTAAATAAAATTATATATTATATTTACTTGTTATCCATGACTTTAAAATAGTTATATCACATATTTTATAGTCTTCTTTAGTTTCAATAAAAAAAGATTTAATATCGAAAAAAGATGGTTTTTTCATTTTAGATGTTTTATAAAATATATACTCTCCTTTTTGACCTTTTCTTATTGATAAACTCGAACTTATCTCTCTAATCAAGTTACTCCCTTCTTCTAGATATTTTGTAACTTCATCAAACGTAATATTTTCAATTGGTCTATTACCTAGTTCTTTTAATGTTTTTGAATTTTCACCCCAGCTTATATAAAGACCAAATTTACCTTTTTTTAATATTACATCTTTACCATTATGTTGCCCTAAAATAAACTGGGTTTTGTTATTTTTATTTGTATCTACCATATCTTCGACTGTTAGGTCTCCATTTTCAAAAGTTTTAATATCTACATCTTTTTTTATTGGTTTGAATTTTATTTCTTCTTTTCCATCTATTTCCTCAATACATTTAATGACGGGTCCATATTTACCAATTATATACGTATTATTGTCATCTAATTTTATTTCTATTTTAGTTTCATCTTTTAGACCCTCAACTAATTTATCAATTTGTGTATTGCAACTATTACATAATTCAACCCAACACAATTCTCCCTTAGATATTTTATCTAATGCATCCTCCATAAGACTTGTATAATTATAATTGAATAATTCATTAAAAAACTTTTCTAAAAATTCCATAACAATTCTTCCAAGTGGTTGTAATACAAGTTTTGATTTTTCATTACCAAATTCTCTCTTTGTTTCTATTTCATAAATTTCATTATTTTCCAATCCAAAATCTTTACAATAAACTTCTTTGCCCTTTATGTCTTCTTTTTTAACATAACCTCGTTCTTGAATTTTATCAACGAGTGAAGAAAAAGTAGATGGTCTTCCAATACCTTTTTCCTCTAAAAGGTGTACTAATCTAGCTTCAGTGTAATGTTGTTTTGAACCTTTTATTGTAACACGCGAGCATATTTTTTTATATGGAATTGTAGTATTTTGTTTAAGTGTTTGTAAATAATGGTATTCTTTATTTTCAGTTGAATACTTTTTTGTGACTATTTTCCATCCAGGAAAATCAATTAGTTCGCTTATAAAGGTAAATTCATTATTTTGAAATGCTGTAATAGTTGCAGTTACTGAATGAAATGATGCTGAAGCCATACAGCTTTCCAATGTGTTTTCCCAAATTAATTTATACACTCTTCTTTCCTTACTATCGATTGTTTCTGGAAGTTCGCACACTGTAATATTTGTAGGTCTTATTGCTTCGTGAGCTTCTTGGGGACTAGGTTTATCTATTTTTGTTTTTTTCTTTTTAATAACAGTTTCTTTAACACTTCCACAAATTAAGGTATCAATATTTTCTGAAATATATTTTTCTCCATCAACATAACTTCGTCTGATATAATTCTTTACATTTTCAATAAATTCTACACTATATGTCTTTGAATCTGTTCTCATATATGTTATATAACCTCCTTCATATAATAGTTGGCAAACTCGCATTGTCTCTTTGGGTGAATAATGTAGTTCATTACTAGCCACTTGTTGAATTCTTGAAGTTGTAAATGGCTCTGGAGACTTCTTTAATACTTTTACTGGTTGCGAACAAGTATAAATATGAGAAAAATCCACTGTTCCATCTAGAAAATCTGTTATATCATTTTCTGATTCATATTGCTTATTCAGCTCAAATACAATATTTGAATTTGTAAAATAACCTGTTGTATTATATACCTTTCTCTCTTCTGCTTCCTTTATTTCTTTCTCATTATCATAAATTAATCTTAAAGCAGGAGTTTGGCAACGTCCTGCAGAGAGAGCATTTTCTTTACCTTTTGCAGAAGAAACGAATTTCCATAACATTGGAGACACTTTAAAACCAACTAATATATCTAGAATTTGACGAGCCTTCTGTGCATTTACTATGTCCATATTGATTGCCTTTGGGTTTTTTATTGCAGTTTGAATTGCTGATTCTGTTATTTCATTAAATGTAATGCGCTTTGTATTCATTGGTAACTTAAATAATTCTATTATTGAAAATCCAATCATTTCACCCTCACGGTCAGCATCGCTAGAAATTATAACTTCATCAGCATTTTTGATTTCCTTTCTTAAAATTTCGATTTGATTTTTTTTTATTGTGTTGTCAATTATTGTATATGTTGGTTTAAAATTGTTTTCAATATCAATATCTTTTAATGATGATATGGTGCGCAAGTGTCCATAAGATGCAACACATTTATAACCAGGCCCAAGATATTCTTCAATTTTTTTACATTTTGCTGGAGATTCTACTATTATTAGAGTTGTTGTAGTTGAATATTTTTTTACCATAAATATATTTACATATAAAGATGTATTTATGTTATTTGGGTTTATTCAATTAACTTGTCATATACTAGATTATCTTGTGGGTCAAATAAAATATATTCTTGTATATCCATTTTATATACTATAAAATCCGGAAACCAAAAACTGGTGTCATTTTTTTGATATACACCTGATATATTATATGTTTTATTATTGACAAGTTTGCATAAATTCATAATTGCGTGCTTATCAAAATCATAGAAACTCAATCTATTAAACCTTTCTTTTTTACCCAACAGAGAGACAACTTTATAATAATCTGTCTTCAGTTTTATTTTTTGTAAAATGCTTCCTCCTTCTCTCATTTGAATGTCGATAAAATTGTTTTCTATCAAGTATTTTATCATATTCATAAATTCGTATTGTTCTTCAACTGTTATAAAACCAAAACAAAATTTAAATTCATATAATGACTTCTCATTTGGAGTCATATGTAAATAGGAATGTTCATATTTTACCTTATTTATTTTTTCTTTTGTTAAACGTATAGTTGGTATTAATTTAGTTTTTGTATTTTTAAAAATACTATCTATAAAAGACTCATTTAAACTATTTATATTTAATAATTTTGTTATTTTTTTTGCCTTCCATCTATAAATATGAGTATTTTTTGTTTTATAACTTTTTGCTACAGTTAAATCACCAAACCAACTTGAATTTTGCATTAAACATTTGTTATGATGTTTTAGTTCTTCGTTTTTATTATATTCTAAAATAATAGAACCTTCATAAGCTTTTGACGCATATAAAGGATAACCTGTTTTTAAAACTTTTAAAGAAGGTTTTAAGCGAATCGGTTGTTGTAAGCTAGACAAATTTTTTCTAGTTGTATTTTTAGATATTTTATGTTTTTTTGTCTTCATATTGTATTATTATATTTTAAAATACAATATTTTATTTATTAATTTTCTTAAATTGTTTCCATGATATTTTTACCTCTGCTTTTTTAGGTTCAGGTGCTTTCTCAGCATTTGCATCTAATTTTTCTGCCTTTTTAAGAGCACTATCGACATATAATTCCTTTAAAAGAGTTCCAACTGCAAATGAACCTTCGTGTTGGTCTAATTCACAATCTTCAATGCGTCTTAATACATCTAAAAATTTATTTAGAATGCCAATATCTATTTCATTCTTTCTTATTTTATTAAAGATATCAGTATAATATGTAAATAAAAAATTACATTCATTAATAGATTCATTATATATTTTTTCATCATCTCCTATATATTTAGCTTTAATCATAATTAAATTATTTACTTCATTTCTTAAAACTTGACTGTGTTTAAGATTACGAATTAATTCTGTTTGGTCATGAACATTATTCGTTTTAATCATATTTTGCAATTGCAATCTTTGTTTATCGTCCATTATACTTATAAAAGATATTATCTATTTTATTTTTAAACCAATAAAATATTTATATATATTAAATGACTATTGCAAATAATTCTATTCCTGGAATGGCATATCCAACACAACAAGCCATGATTGGCTCGAACCCTGCTGATTCTGCTAGACAAACTGCTGTAAATAAATCACAAGCACAAGCACAAGCAAATCAGTTAATGTCTGGTGGTAAATATAGAAAAAGCAAGTCCAAGCGAGCCTATAGAAAATATAAGGGTGGTAAAAGTATTGTAGTTCCACAATATCAAATGCTTTATCAACCACAAGGAGGTAATGGTACAAATCCGAATAATCAAATCCAAGGCAATTCACAAATATCTACACAAATGGCAGCAAATTCTGTGTATGATAATCATGCTACAAAATCTGGAGGTTCGCGCAGAAAAAGAGGTGGTAATACTGATTGGAATTGGGGCTGTATGAGTGGTGGAAGAAAAAGAACGAAAAAACATACAAGACGTTCTTGTAAAAGTAGAAAACATTAATGTTGTTGACTATTTTCATTATTTTCGCTATTTTCGATTTCGATTGGTTTTATAATCTCAACAAAACTCATTCTGTTCATTTTATTTATTAAATAATTATAAATAATACTTAATTCTTTTATAAAGCTAAAAGTTTTGTTTCTTTCTTGTCTTACTGGATATAAATTTTTAATGTCTGGGATACCTAAAACTTCATTGAATAATTTTATATTATCCCAAAATAATTCATATTTTACTGCATAAATATCATAATTTCTATCAGTTGGAATTATATAATTATCAAAAAAATCTTCAATCCCGTATAAATCTTTACCTGACCTTAATACATCGTAAATATGTATATTACCATTATTAATACATTTAATGTGTTGTAAATGTGGAATATTAGGTCGTTTTATTTGTGTAAATCTTGAAAATATTACTTGTATAGGATGTCTATAAATAAAAATTACTTTATAATTTTTTAAGTTTTCTTCTGGTATATCTATATCATTAAACCATTCACTATATACATCTTTATCTGTATTCTTATTTCCTACATACTTTAATTTTTTTGGCGGATATCTATCATGAATGTGATAAACATTTCCAAAATTTTTTAAATAATTAAATATTATTGTTGAACCACAACCTCCACTGCTACAAATATAATAATTTATATCATTATTGTAATAATTAATCTTATTTACTACTTGCAATGAAGAATGTTTTGTAGAATTTATAAATTGCATATTAAATTTACTCATTTTATATATATTCAAAAATAATTTAATAAATATAAACTAAAAATATTTAATAATTTTATATTGATAATATAAGTTATGCCAACTGGGAAAAATTGGGTTAATTTTTTATATATAAATCTAGCATTTGCATTATATATTGCTGGCGTGTTTTATTATAGCCAACTAGCTGTAATTAAAGCCAATTGGCCTTTGTATAGATGCAATCCAATGTATATGCCTTTAGCAGATAATATGGAGGAAAATTTTGTTTATTGTGTTCAATCCATGCAAACAAATTTTATGGGATACTTGCTACAACCTATAACTTTTATTACCAATTCTCTTGGTGGTATGCTAGGTAATTTTATGGATGAAATTAATAACATTAGAGCAATGTTTAATAAAATTAGAACTTTTTTTTCTGATATTATTCAATCTGTTTTTGGTATATTTTTAAATTTAGTTATAGAATTTCAAATTATTACTATAGGTATAAAAGATTTAATTGGAAAAACTATAGGTATTATGACATCTCTTATGTATGTTCTTGATGGAAGTATACTTACAATGCAAAGTACTTGGAATGGTCCACCTGGCCAACTTGTAAGAGCTCTTGGAAAATGTTTTTACCCTACTACTTCAATACAACTTTTAAACGGAAATATTAAATTTATAAAAGACATTGATTTAGGAGATGTTTTAGAGGATGGGTCTGTTGTTGAATCCATAATGAAGATTGACAACAAGAGAGAACCGATTAAATTATATGTAATTAAAAATTCAGGTGTAAATGGAGAACATATTTATGTTACTGGTTCTCACTTAGTTTTAGATAAAAATACAAATAAATTTATTCAAGTTTGTGAATATTCTAAAGCCGAATTATCTAAAGTTGAAACAGAATGGTTTAGTTGTTTAATTACAAGTAACCATAAAATACAAATTGGAAATGAAACTTTTTGGGATTGGGAGGACCATTTTATTAAGACAAAATAATTAAAAAATTCTAATAAATTTATTAAATTATATTTTGTTATATATTTCAAAATATAATTATTTTATTCTTTTTTAAGAGTATACTATATGGATAACCCAGGATTACAAAATATAAAAAAAATGTACGAAAAATTAAATTATTTTGACCAGTATGGAGGGTCTGTTGTATTATTTATTATAATAACCATAATATTATCATTAATTGTATCATATTCAGTTATCATGATTAATGCACAACCAATTATTGATGATTGGCCAAACCAAAGATGTAAACCTAATATTATTCCTTTTGCAGGATATATAACCCATCCTGAAGGTATTTCGGCTAGTGATTATACATATCAGAATTTTACCTACTGCACTCAAAATATTTTATCTAGTATTGCAGGAACAGCTGTTGAACCTCTTACATATATAACAAATGCTTTAAAAAAAATGGCTGATATGATTAAAACTGATATTCGAAATATTAGAGGTATGTTTGATAAAGTTAGAAGCATGATGCAAGAAGTATCTCAAGAAATAATGGGACGTATTATGAATTTTACAATACCACTTCAACAAATTATTATTAGTTTTAAAGATTTAATTGGTAAAATACAAGGAACATTAACAGCTGGGTTGTTTACATTATTAGGTAGTTACTATACATTAAAATCTCTTATGGGTGCAATCGCTCAATTTATTATTTCTATTTTAATCACTCTTTCTATAATGATTGCTATTTTTTGGATTGTTCCATTTACATGGGGAGTAGCAGCAGCGAACACTGCTATTTTTATAGCTATTGCAATACCAATGTCAATCATATTAGCATTTATGATTGATGTTTTACACGTCCAAACTAATTTAAAAATGCCTCATGTTAAATGTTTTGATGAAGATACTTTTATAAGGATGAATAATGGTACAACTAAAAAAATATCGGAAATTAAAAATGGCGACATTTTACTTGAAAATAATGAAGTAACTGCTTGTATTAAAGTTGCAACCGAAGGCTCTCAAATATATTATTTAGATGGTGTTATAGTATCTGATTCACATATTATTAATTATAATGGAAATTGGATACCTGTTTCAAAACACCCTAATGCGCTTAAATATCACAAATATACCAAACCATATTTATATTGTTTAAATACTATGAATAAAAAAATTAATATAGGCAATTTTGTTTTTACAGATTGGGATGAAATTTATGGTAATGATATAAATGTAATTATATCTAAAACAAATAGTAATATTAAGGATTGTAGAGATTTACATAAATTTTTAGATGGAGGTTTTGTAGATTCTACTAAAATTAAACTTAAAGACGGAAGTTATAAACAAATAAAACACGTTCAAATAGATGATATTCTTGAAAATGGAGAAAAAGTGTATGGTCTTGTTAAAATTAATGGAAGCAATGTTAATGAACAATTCATATTTAATTTAGGCAAAAACATTATTGTTGAGGGTGGACCAAATTTAAGTATTTGTGATAAAAATATTAAACTAAATTCTACATTAGATTTAGATTCGAATAATAAACAAAATATAAATACAAAATATACTGAATTGTATCATTTATTAACCAATTCTAAAACCTTCAATGTTGAAAATATAAAATTTTATGATTATAACGCTGCAATTGACTTATTTTTAGAAAAAATAGAGTAAAATTATTATCTATGAAATATGTATAATATGGATATCTCAATATTAGGATATAAGTTTAACCTAGAGGTTCTTATTTTAATAGGGGTTGTTTATTTAATATTAGTTGGCCATATGTTTTGTGGTTGTTGTAATTTCGGATTAATGGAAGGTATGACTACTTCTACTACAGTAACGCCTAATGCGAATCAACAACAACGAATTGACACTAGACAACAAAATAGACAAAATGATAAAGCTAAGGCACAAACTATGAAAACGAACTTACAAACACAAGTTGCTGCTGGAGGACCTACATCAACCACTGCACCAACAAGTGCAACTACAGAAGGATTTACAGGCGCAAATACTAATTATGGTCTATCATCTCCTTACGATTTAGCTAGTGATATGCAAATTAATACTTCATCATGGACTACTCCAGATATGACAGTTGTGCCAGGGCAACCATTAAGTGCTGGCGTTAAACAATTTTTAGCTAGAGAACCTCAACCTGTTCCTTTGCCTGAAGGAGAAATGTTATTGTTCGCTAATACACAATTTAAACCAGAATGTTGTCCGAATACATACTCTACGAGTACTGGTTGTGCATGTATGACTGCAAATCAGTATAATTATTTAACTCTTCGTGGTGGTAATAACGTTCCATATTCTCAATATTAAATAAATTATAAAAACTATATACTTTTATAATTTATATATATATATATAAAAAACAAAAACATTA